AACTGGAGTATCGAGTGATGGAGATGCACAGACGTTTACTTCACAAGGTAAACCAAGTGCTGGACAAACATGGCCTAATTCAGATATGCTTAAGTATGATGGTGCATAAATAGAATAAAAGGACTGTTAATACAAAGTCAATGTATGATGGTGCATAAATAGAATAAAAGGATTATTCAATGAGTAGAGCAAGAAATAGAGCAGATGGTGATTTCGGTGATTTAGATATTACCAACATAGGAGCTGTATCGTTAGACTCTATAAAGGGTGATGCAGATGGTAACACTTCACTTGCATTTTCTGGTTCAGATGTAATTACAATCACAACTGGTGGCACTACTGCCATGACAATCAATGGTTCGCAGAATACAGTTTTAGCAGGAACATTAACTGCTGTAACATCAATAGGTATCGGTAGTGCAGTATTAACCGAAGCAGAATTAGAATTTTTAGATGGTATTACTGCTGGAACTGCAGCTGCATCTAAAGTTTTAATTATTGATGCAAATAAAGATATTGGTACTATTCGTAATTTAACTATTGACGGAACATTTAGTGATGGTAACTATACATTCGATACCTCTGGAAACGTATCTGGTTTAGGAACTGTTGCTTCTGGTAATATCACATCAAGTGGAACAGTACAAGGTACAACAATAACTGCAACAACAGCGTTTGTTCCAGATGCATCAGATGGTGCAGCTCTTGGTACGACTGCGTTAGAGTTTAGTGATTTGTTTCTTGCAGATGGTGCTGTCATTTCGTTGGGTGATGATGATGATGTAACACTTACTCATGTCGCTGATACTGGAATACTTTTAAATAGTACAAATAAATTACAATTCAATGATGCAACACAATTTATTCACGCACCTACTGCAACTGTTTTAGATATTGCTGCGACAGATGAAATAGAACTTACTGCAACTTTAATAGATGTGGTTGGAAACTTAGCAGTTAGTGGTAACTTAAACTTGGCAGGAAATTTAGAAGTTGTTGGTAGTAGTTCTACAACTGTTACAGCGTCTGGTGCTGTTGTTCCAGATGCAAATGATGGTGCAACAATAGGTACTGCTGCATTAGCATTTTCTGATATATTTCTTGCTGATGGTGCAACAATTCAATTAGGTAATGACGAAGAAATAACAATAACTCATGTTGCTGATACTGGTATTCTTTTCAACACAACAAGTGTAATACAATTTCGTGATAGTGCAATCAATATTGGTTCACCAGCAGATGGTGATTTAGATATAAACGCAGATGATGAGATAGAATTAAACTCAACATTGATTGATATCAATGGTAACGTAGAAATTAGTGGTACACTTGCACAAGCAGATGCCATAACAATGGCTACAAATAAAAAGATAATATTTCGTGATGCTGCAATTCACATTAGTTCAACTGCTGATGGTGATTTATCTATTGCAGCTGATGATGAAATAGATTTAACCTCAACTCTAATTGATATAAATGGTAATGTAGAAGTGAGTGGAACAACTGCACAAGTTGGAGTTTCAACCTCTACTGCAAAGGATATATTCAATGCTGGAATGTCTACAAAGAATGGTGCAACTGGAGCAGGTTTTGTAGAGTTTTTTGAAGATAGTGATAACGGAAGTAATAAGGTAACTTTAATAGGGCCTGCATCAACTGCTGATGTTACAGTAACATTACCAGCTGCAGCAGGAACATTAGCAACAACTGCCTCGGCTGCAGATGAAGCAACTGCTCTTGCAATTGCACTTGGTTAATAGTTATAAATAGGAAGATAAAGGATTAAAATATGGCCAATACATTTAAAACAGTTACATTTGCAGCAGAACCAAACGCTTCGGGCACGCCTTATGTAATTTATACTGCTGCATCTAGTACAACCACTATTGTTCTAGGATTGATACTTACAAATATTCATACTGCACAAGTAACTGCAACTCTTAGATTAGTAAGTGATACGGCAAACAGAGCCGTGACAAATAATGCTGCAAACGGAACTGCTGTGTTACTAAATGGTTCTCCAATACCTGTTGGTGGTAGTTTGGAATTACTTGCTGGTAACAAAGTTGTATTAGAAACCACAGATCAATTAACGATAGACTGTTCAATTGCTGATAAATTGAGTGGCGCATTGAGTATTATGGAGATAACCTAATGCCTTATATTGGAACTCCTCCCCGATCTACATTTTCTGCTATTCCATCTGTACAACAATTCAATGGAGATGGAAGTACGACAGGGTTTACTTTAGCTCAGGCTGTAACATCTGATCAAGATATTCTTGTATCAGTAGATGGTGTTATACAAGATGCTGCTGCTTATTCTGTTAGTGGAACAACATTAACATTTTCTGCAGCTCCTGCTTCGGGTACGGCAAGTATATTTGTAAATTATCTTAATTTGGCATCTGGGAGTCTAGTGCCTGCTGATGAAAATAAAGGAACTTTTCAAGCTGGTAGTATATTTAGAACCAATATTCAAAGTCTATCGGTTTCAACTACTATTGCTGGAACTACAAATGCAAACGTAACTGGGCCACTAACAGTAGCATCAGGTGTAACTCTAACAGTCGCATCAGGCGGCAGATTGACGGTGTTATAAAATGAGTACAATTAAAGCGGATACAATACAAAATAGAGCAGGAAGTTTTTCTCTTACAACAACACTAATAAACAATGGCCCAGTGTTTTACGGTGAAAAAGCGAGTGAGCAAGCTATAACACGTAATACAAGTACAAACCTTACAGGACTCACAGCGAATGAAGTAGATACAGATTCTGCTTTTGATGGCACAAGTTTTACAGTTCCTTCTGGTAAAGGTGGTATATATCATTTGTTTGCTGCAGCAGAAGCTAACTTTGGTGGCATAGGAAACGATGGTGAATTGATGAGCATCACCATATTTAAAACAAATATAAGTGGAACTGCTTTAGCAATAGGTGAGTTGGTTGTAACAGGTGCAGCTAGAGAAATTGTTCGTACAACGGTTCATTGTTCTACTATTGTTAACTTAGCAGCCGCAGACGTAGTAACGGTGGGTGTTACCTTAACGGATGCTAATGGCGGAAACGCTGTAGTAAATGATGGTGTGATGACAAACTTTGGTGGCTTTAGATTATTTGGAGTATCAGTATGAGTACATTAGTAACAAACACAATTACTGGGCTAAGTACAGCAGCTAATATAACAATAGGCTCTACGCCTGTAGTGAGCGCATCAGCTAACTCTCTAACGATTAGAGGTGAAGGTTCAGCACAGACAAGTGTACAGCAAGGGTTAGCTAAACTCTGGGCTAATTTACAAGGAGTAGATACGTTTGGAATAACAGATTCTTTTAACGTTACTAGTGCAACAGATCACGGAACTGGAGACCATACTATTACTATGGCAAATGACTTTGCAGGAGTAGGACAAAAATCTATAACTTTAACTGTATGGAATACAGCTGATGCTTCTAGTTCTAATGCAGCAACCAATGCAAAAGGAGGATGTGTTGCAAATCAACTAGGTGGAGTTGGACAACAAGCAGGGGCAACAAGAATTGCTACTTGGGTTGGCTCTAGTTCTTCTGCTGATGGTGTAGCTGGAGATTTAAGTGCAGTGTATTTAACTGGGCAAGGAGACTTAGCATGAGCGTACTAGAACTAAACGGCAGAATATTTGACGCAAGTACAACAGGTACGCTGACACTTACAGGTGAAGGCGGTGCAGCTACTACAGATGTTACTCAGGGGTTAGCTAAGTGTTGGGGTGGATCTACTAATGCTGCAGTTATTAATGATTCACTTAATGTTGCATCATCAGTAGATAATGGAACAGGGCAATATACCCACAATCTTAGTAATGCTATGATTCAAGATATTAATAATTCAGGTGGAACTGCAACTGTACATAATGCCAGTGGTATTGCAAGATATTTTGGGTCTGGTACAACTGCTTCAGCAGCAAAACTTAGATGTCTTGATGATTCTTTTGATGATGTAGATCACATGCACTCATTTGTAATTCACGGAGACTTAGCATGATACAAACACCTGAGTTTCAAGGCACACATTTATGGAACAGATTAAGCTGGGCTAAAGAAAACCTAGAGATGTATAGATCAGAGTACTGCGTAGTCTACGAGGACAGCATAGATGAGTGCGCTAAAGTACTACACCCTGACCCTAACTGGATGGCATGTGCATTACAAGGTGGGATACTACCACCTGTATCATCATACTGGGAACTCAAGAAAGACGAAGCAAAGCCTGACTTTGTGCGGCACACTAGAGGACCA